AGTTCCACCGTTAAAAAAGTTCCAATTTCTAATTGGATATGGCGACCCTGCCTATTCAGATTCAAAAAAGAAAGGCAGTTCTACCAAAGCTTTATGGTTGATTGGAAAGTTAAAAGGCGTGTACTACGTTATAAAAGGCTTTTTAGCACACGAAACGAATGCCAACTTTATAGGCTGGTATTTCGAACTCGATAAGTACGTTGCAAAGAAGACCAACGTTTATTGGTATATCGAAAACAATAAGCTGCAAGACCCTTTTTATCAACAGGTTTTTAAGCCGCTACTTCGTGATGAATGTGCAAAGAGAAAAACGCAGTTGTTTATTCGTGAAGACACACGAAAAAAGACAGACAAAGCAACACGTATAGAGGCAAACTTAGAGCCTTTAGATAGACTTGGTACTCTCGTCTTCAATGAAGAAGAAAAGAACAATCCTCACATGCAAGAGCTTATCAATCAATTTAAACTCTTCGAACTTTCACTTCCTTACCCAGCCGACGGATGCGATGCCGTCGAGGGTGGCGTGACAATGACAGATACCAAAACAAATGAACTCGAACCAGTTTACACAATTGGCTACAACGAGTTGAATGAAAACAACCCTTATACATTTTAAGTTATGCAAAACTTTATATCACTTGAAGATTACGATGCTTCGATTCATCGTGAAATACTTGATAGCCTTTTAAGACAAGGCACGTCTGATTATGATCCACAAATAATAGAAATATGCGAGGATAGAGCTATCTCTGAAATGAAAAGCTATCTTAATAAAAAATATGATTGCCAGGCTATCTTTTCACAGACAGGCGCAGAGAGACATCCTCTCATCTTGATGTTTGCGCTAGATATTGCGATTTACCATATTTTTTGCCAGCACAACCCCTATAAGATGTCCAAGATTAGAGAGGATAGATATGAGCGTGCAACAACGTGGCTTAAGGGGGTTATGAAAGGCGATATTACAGTTGAAGGAGCACCTTTGCTACCTTCTGATGAACTTTCAGACAACTCGAATTGGCAGATAAAAAGCGAAGATGTTAGACCAGTATTTGATTAATCAGTTATGAAGAAGAATAAAAACAAAATTGTACAAGGTGGTTACGTATCACAACCAGGCTTAAGACAACCAGACGTTGTTCTACAAATGCCTGAGCTATTTCATTTTAACCTTGAAACTTACATGAATTCTGTTAATGCAGCTAAAAGCATTGATTATTCAAATCGTGTAAGGCTATATGACATGTACGAAAGCGCAGCGTTCGACTTGCATCTTTCAGGCGTCATGGCTAAACGCTTACGTGGCGTCACACAGATTCCAATTGAGTTTCAGCGCAACGGAAAGCCAGATGATGTAATCAATAAACAGCTGCGCTCACCATGGTTTAAAGAGTTAAGAAAAGAACTTATATTATCGGAGTTCTGGGGATTCACATTGCTTCAATTGTATGTAGAAGAGGATCAGAACATCCACTTTGAAAGCATAAACAGAAAACATTATGATCCAATAAAAAAGAAACTACTCCGCTTCCAAGGTGATATGGACGGGCTTCCAATTGAAAGTTTCCAGAACATGCTCTTTGTAGGTAGTGAAAGAGGATTAGGAATATTTGCTGAAATCCTACCTGCAGTGCTTTATAAAAAAGGAAATATGGGCGACTGGGCTCGTTTCTGCAACATTTTTGGAATGCCAATTCGTGAATACACCTACGATGCAGGCGATGAAGAAGCAAGAAGAAGGCTAATCCAGGATGCAAGACGTCAAGGTTCAAATGCTGTATACATTCATCCAAAAGATAGCGATTTAACGCTCATTGAGGCAGGTAACAAGTCAGGTTCAAGTGAACTTTATAGAACCTTTGCTGAGTACTGGGATGGGGAAATATCTATTCGCATTTTAGGGAATACGCTTACAACGAACGTTGGAAGCTCAGGAACACAGGCACTAGGCACAGTTCACAAGGAAGAAGAAGACGAAATGAATGCAGATGATAGAGAGTTTATTTTGGATATTCTCAATTATCAAATGAAAGACCTTTTCAATGCACTTGGTTTCAACACTGATGGTGGCGAATTCGTATATGCGAAAAAAGACAAAATAAATGTGGCACAACAAATCGACATCGTTCAAAAGTGCAGTAATATGGGTTTGCCAATTGACGACGATTATTTGTATGACACTTTCGGAATTGAAAAACCAAAGGATTACAACGCACTAAAAGAACAAAAGAATGCAGAAAAAGAAGCGTTAAAAGCAGCACTAAACTCAAATAAAGAGGAGGAAGAAAAAGAGAATTCAAACGACAATAAAACTTCATTTAAACAGCGTTTAAATAGTTTTTTTGGAATAGCCCCAGCAAAAGGGGCAAAAGCCAACACTATAGACTTCTAGTCGATGAACTCTATTATGGCAAAAAGTGTTCATGCCATACCCACTTTGATAACATAGATAGTGGTGTTAAGTTCGATTTAGACGTGCTCGACGAGTTCGTGAATGCAATATATGGAGGTTTCGATGTTGAGAACTCTATTGAGCCTACAATGTGGCAGGAGCTTACAAAGATAATGAACGAAGCCACGGCTAAAGGCTTATCCAAAGGCGAATTCTCAATTGACCACAATAAAGGCTTTTTAGATTCTGTAAAGCATGCAAATGAAGTCTTTGCAGCCTTTAAAACACATGCAATGGGTAAAAGCATGGCTTCAAAGTTGCTAGATGACAACGGAAATTTAAAGCCATTTGATAAGTGGATGAAAGATATATCTTCTATATCTTCTCACCATGTCGGCTCATGGCTCAAAACAGAATATAACACTGCTGTTCTTCGAGCTCATAACGCAGCGGATTGGCGTTCATTCATCGAAAATAAAGACATTATGCCTAACTTGCGCTGGATGCCTACAACATCACCAGACGCAGAAGCCGTGCATCGTGGCTACTGGGAGAAGAAATTAACTCTGCCAGTCGAGCATCCATTTTGGAACAAACATCATCCAGGCGATAGATGGAACTGCAAGTGCTCGCTCGAGTCAACCGATGATCCTGCATCTCCAGATGATATTCTTGATGATCTTCCAATTGAACCTGCACAGCGAGGATTAGAAAATAACCCTGGAAAGGATGGCAAAATATTTAACGATACTCATCCTTATTTTCCAAAGAACTGCAATCAATGTAGTTTTTACAAGAATAGAGGGTTTAAAAATAAAATGAAGACGTGGTTTAGCAATCATGAAAAGGATTGCTACAAGTGCGAGTATATAAATGAGCAATTATCAAAGGAGGAGTCAGATTTTATCAAACAAAGACGACAAGATTATGAAAGTCTAAAATCGAATGATGAATATTTTGATGTTGAATTTAATGCGCACAATGGAGGGTTAAAAGCAACAAATAGGGGACACAACTTGGATAAAAATAAAGGTTGGTATGAAAATACGGTGCAAAAAATTGGTTTTAACAATGGACATAAAGTAATACTAGAAAAAGAAGATCACTCAAAGTATAAAATCAGAAATACAGAAGGTACATGGGATGATCTTCAATTTGAAATTGCTGGAGCTGAAACTGCCCTTCCTAATAATATTCGGAATGCATTAAAACATTGTGCATCTAAATCTGAAGCTGAAATAGCAATATTGTTCTTTCCTTCTGATAATTTTAATATTGATAATTTCAATGAAGGATATAAAAAATACAAAGGATTGAAAGGGACTGGTCAATATAAAAATTTTAAAGAAATCTATTGTATTGATAATAGTAAGATAATATTACATAAAAAGCCAAGTTAAAAAACTTGGCCAGAATGAGGGACGTGTCCTAAAAGGATTAAACGCTCCCCTCACGCCACAAAGATACAACTAAATTAAATACAATCCAAATAAAATGCAAGAAAAATGTCAATATCACCTAAAGAAATTGCTTTTATCATATCAAAATGCCCTGAAGAGATAGCAAAAGCAGTTCAAAATGAACTACCTCGTAAAGCTGCCATTATTGCTACAAACCACTTCAAAAACAACTTTAGACAGGGTGGTTTCACTAATAATGGCAACCAAAGTTGGGCAACAACAGTCCGACAAAGATACGGAAGTCGTTATAAACCTTTAACTTCTGGCACTGACACGCTTATGCGAAGTATCTCTTCGCAAGTTTTGCCTGGAACTGTTATCATCAGCAACCCACAACCATACGCAAACTACCATAATAATGGCGCAACAATAACTGTTACACCAAAAATGAAGAAGTTCTTCTGGGCAAAAGCTTATTCCATTGCAGGGCAAAAAAAGGGAAAAGGTAAAGGCAAAGGTAAAAAAGCAAAAATGAACTTTGATACAATGCCACCAGAAGCAAAGATGTGGATGAGTTTAGCACTTACAAAAAGGAAGACACTCAGAATACCACAGCGAAGATTCATAGGTGAGAGTTACGAACTCAACCAGAAGTTAAGAGAAATGATAGAAAAGAAATTAAACGAATTAAAAGAAAAAGCATATGGAAGAACTAATAATTAATATCATTGAGGAAATAAATAAGAATATGCCTCAGTTATCTCTGGTAGATGAAGATTATGGACAACTCGACGCAATCGACGATGAAAATAAAGACATGTATCCACTTACATATCCTGCAGTTCTCATTGATGCATCAAGTTGTCAGTGGAGCAATTTATCAGAATTGAAACAAGAAGGCGAGTGCACAGTTGTAGTAAAGCTTATCATTGATTGCTATGATGATACTCACAGAAATTCAAAAACGATTGATAGAATTATGCAACGTGAGGAACAAAGAAAAGCCTTGCATAATACACTGCAAGGCTTTCGTCCAAATAACGATGGCGCACTCATACGCACATCTAGTAGATATACAACGATAAATCATGGGATAAAGCTTTATGAATCTACATACACATGTAGAGTTTCAGAAGCTATTCAGCAAAAAAGGAGAGTTCAGAAGTCTTCGATTTTGTTTGACGTGAAGGTCTAAAACCCTGATAACGACTATTTTTAATAGTCTTTCCATCGACAGTTGCACCCTCCGTAAGCATGCGTTTGATAATTCTTAGCGTTGTAGCTTCGCTTAAAAAGAATTCATCAAAGGCTAGTTTGCGGATGGTGTCGTCAAATCGAAGGCGTTGGACTTCGCTCCAGTAGTAATATCGCTCAAATAACTTCTTATCTCGAAGTTCTATAAGCTCTTTGTCTCGACCTTTTGCCATAGGTGCAAATATACAAAATCCAATCATAAAACCAAACAATAACATATAGTTTTATCTGCAATAATAAAAAATGGGTATTACCCACGGCAATACCCACCTTTATTTATCCTTACCTTTTAAGACCTACAATCTACAGAATGATGGTTCGATTTTAGTCCAAACACCCTTATCATTCAACAGAAAGAAATAGTAGTTAAGTGCTGTTTTTTGAACAACGTTACTTTCTTTGAACAACGTCATTATCTCTGCATATTCATTGTCAAACTTATCTTCCAGTGCGTATAGCTTTGATATTGACTTATAATCCAAATCACCTGCTTTGTTACGTTCTAAAAGCGTCATAGCAAGTTGATACATTGGATCAGCAGTGCCTTTATCTGTTTTCTTTGCGTACTCCTCAAGATATTTCACAAGTCTTTCTGCTGCGATATTTGCACGTTCATCGAATCCTTTTACACTATTCGAAGAAACCTCCAATTTGAAAGAACCATTTACAAGTGTAAAGTTGCGCTGCTCACTTTTTCGAAGTTGTCCGTATTCACTCATAACTTCCTTAAAGGATTCGCATTCTTTGTTTAACCACTCTTTAAAAAGTGCTACATCTGTTGCTACTGCTAATAGCTTTGATTCAACTTGTAGAAGTAGTTCTTTTCTTAATGCTTCGTAAGCGTTGCGTTTTCCAACTCGTTCTTGCTTTTCTTCATTCTGCAACTCTTTTAGTAGTTGCTTCTTTTCCTCTGCAGATAATCCTGCTAACATTGATTTATTTTCCATTTAATTATACTTGGTTTGGTTGTTAATATTGTTCTTTTTATTTGCGTTCTCTCTGATGATCACAATTTGAAGTTCTTGTAAGATGTCTTTCTTTCTGGCTTTAAATCCACCCTTTGAAAGAATGCTGTATAACTTTTGTCTTACTGCTGCATGTTCCATTATGTTTAAGTACCTGAAGGGCTTTCCAGCAATTCTTTTCGAAAGACAAATAGCATCGACTTTATTCCAGTTAGTCGTGTCAACGTTGAATTCCTTTTGCAAAAGCTTTAATGTTGCACTTCGCTCTTTCCTAATCTTATCTTTTATCCCTACAATGTCCTCAAGTTGATTTATCAGAGTGAAATACTCTCTATCGTCAATCTCTCTTAAGCTGGTTGTTCTTCCATCGGTAATGCGTGAGATAAGAGCTCGCTTATATTCTTCTTGCTCCTCTTTATCTGTGTAGATGTAGCGAAGAAGAAAGTAGAAATACTTGTAATTATTTATCTTTTTCATTCTCTCTAGTTCTCTCTAAATCTAATTACTGCCATTGTCACTTGGTTTCTTTTAATTGCAATTGAGTACTCATCTTCATCTTCGCAAATCTCTGCAGTGAGATTGGTTTTTTCATTCAGAACTGTTCGCTTTTTAATTGCTAGAAGTTCCTCGTTCATTTCTGCGCAAAGTGTAATCCACGTAAAACTTTCATTGCTTTTAGAAGTTATAAAGCGAAAATATTGTTCAAGTAACTTAATCCACTTTGGATGTTTCTTTCCGCATCTAGTCTCAAAATAAAATTTACCTTTCATATTGCGATAATTTATAATCTACATACACCTGGCGTGCAACAGTTAAAGTGTCATTCACGCTATTTTTTAAACTTTCAACAGGAATCAAAGGCAAGTCGTTGTGACAAACGTACAAAGTACCATTGTATTCAGTTACTTGAATTGCTACTTTTGCATCATTGCAAACTCTATTCTCAAGTTCAATTCTTCTTGTCTTTTTCTCATTTTCGCAAGTAGTTCTAAACCAGCTTGCGATGTTCGTTAAAATATTTTTCATCTTTACTTATTATTTATTTGTTGTTTCCATTCAATTGTCACAACTGCATCTAATACTCCAGTTCCTCCACACATTGAGCAAGGCTCTTTCACTGGTTCATTATATGAATTGTGAGACCAAAACCAACCATTGCCCTGGCATTTATTGCAGAAGTGATTTTCACTTACAACTTGTTCTTTTGCAACTGTCTTGCAATCTTTGTTCAATCGTACAACACCTGCAGTGCTTATTGGATTAGAATTTCCAGGACAACTAGGCGTCGTTAAATTAATTACTTCACTTACTTTACTCATCATTGTTGTTTATTTCATTATCTATCTCGTTTTTCTTATCAACTGCGATTTTATTTCCATATCTTATAGCTCCTTCGTCCCAGACAACAAATCCGCCACCGCCTGCAGTTTCCTTTTCACGACCAGAACAAAGTGCCATAAATCCAGATACTCGTATCTTTACGCCTGCTGCATATCTCAAACGCACCGCATCTGCTCCCATTGGACGGCTTTTATATTCTTGCGAAATGAAAATAAAGCTCTTTTTATTGAACGTTTCTATTAGTTCCATTGCATCTTGATAGGTCCAGTTTGCCATCTGAAAGCTATCTATAATAACAAATCGAGGACTCTTGCGTTTTGCTAATCGACTTTTTAAAGCCTCGATATTAGGATTCACAATCACAAAGAACTGCTCTTTCACTTCTTCCATGTTGAACATCTTTGTTCTTCGCTGAAACGATTGTCTTATCCCTTCTTCTGCGCTTACATAAAGAACTTTTCCATATTCGCAAAGCTTTTTTGCAAGTCTCATAACAAAAGAACTTTTTCCTTGTGCTGATGCTCCAGAAATAAACCATGTCTCGTTAATAGCAGGACAACCGAAAGCCTCTTTCCATTGCCCTTCCCAATTTATAGTCTTATATTTACGCTGTGATATATCGTTTAAACTGTATAGTCTGGTTTGCTTTCTCATCTTTTTTCACCTCCAGCTTTTAAGCGTTCAATGAACTTATCTGCAGCCTTTTCGCTAAATATCAAAGCTCTCTCTATAAATGTATCTGCAACCTCATCTTTTTTTACTACCATTCTTACAATGGTGTTTGTATAAATATCTTGCATCACTTCATACTTGCGCTGCTCATAATCAATGTGCTTTGTTTTATTCATTTCTGAAAGTTCAGCATGAATGCCTTTTAAGGCTGCTTCAATTTCCATCTCAAATATTTTCATCTCACTCACTTTTAAATGGTTCTCAATTTCTCTATTTCAGTATAAACACGTCTTAATCCACCTTGTGTCTTCAACACTATTGCTTTCACATCTGTGCCTTCAGGTGCATTTAACTTCGCTACAATGTGTGCTTGCTCTCTCAAGAACTTCTCTCTTTCTTTTCCATCATCTGGTGTCACCTTTGAATATCTATCACCATAACGTGAAAGCATCTCAGTATAGCCTACTTTTTTACACTCAATAGAGCGGTTTATCTTTTCCTTTAAGCCGTCTGCACCCATCATATACCAAGCGCAACAGCGTTCTGTTGCATTCCACAAGGCTTTAAGCTCTAAGAATGCTTCATATTGCAAGTCGCCTGCTTCATCTAAAATAATCAGAGGTTGATCAATACTGCGAAGGTAAAAAACAAGATCATCGTACACGTCACTATATCTTCCATTGCTATTCACACCAAACTCTTTAGCTATTTTTCTAATTAGTTTCAGCTTTGTTTTTACTTGCGAGCAATCAATATACACTGCATTCTTGTGACTTGAAGCGTATAGGCGAGCTGTAAAAGTCTTTCCAATATTTGGAATGTCGCAAAGGATGCCACTTGTACAAGAGTTTTGTGAGAACTCGAGTTGTGCCATTATATAAAGATATGTAGGTGTTTTAGCTGCTTTCCATTCAATCTTTGAGCGCAATTCTACATCTAATCTTCTTGCAATGGCAATCCAACTAGCATCACTCAAAACTTTGTCGGTTTGTCCGTTTTTCACTGCACTATACACTGCAGTATTAATACCTAGTGCAGCTGCGTGCTTTGCGTCACTTGGATAATTTTCACGATTAGCTTTAATAGCTTCGATAATTCGTATTTTTATATCGTTTGTAATCATTTTAAATAGAGTTTAAATGTTATTTGAACGTTGTTTAATGGTCTTCTAATCCTTTTTTTGCATAGTCTTGTGCCCAAGAACTGCCCAAGTAAGTATTGTAGTCATCATCATTGGGGATTGGCGTTTCTACTTCGAGGTCTTCCACATCTTCCACATAGCTATCTCTTTCTTTCAGCACACCTACATGACTAATAGCGTTATTCTTTAGATAGTTATTAAAAGAAGCAATCTTCTTTTGCTGTTTCAAGAATATAGCTTTATCCTCTTCTGTTTGCTCTGCATCTGCAGTATTGAATGTGCCTAAATTCTCAAGCTTATCAACTAGCATGTCATTTTGATAAATGAACACTTCGCTATATTTACCTTCTTCATCTGGAATGTAATAGGCGTCCACCTTCATGTTGTTGGGCGCAAGTTTTTCAAGAACGCTTGTATTGCTTAGCCACCAGTCTTGATGATCAACTCTGCAATAGCTGTTTCTTCTGATGCTCGTTTCTACCTTTTCACCAATATATCTTGCTAAAACAGCTTTATTAATTGGTTGAAGCGTAGGATTGATGTTTGCCTCAAATACCTGCCAGCGTGTCATACCTTTATACTTCTTTTGGTTTGGATGTAAAGAATTATTCCATTCCATCACATCGCAAGCATCCTCTAATATTAACTGCTCCCAGGTGTAATATTCTTTATCTTCGTATGAGTCATTACTTGCATCGCTTATCTTCTTGCTCTCTGTACGCCATTTTCCTTTACCATAGAAACGTCCAATACCTAAGTGATTGCGGTGCTCAACTGCTTTCTTCTTTCCACCATTCATTGGTTCTGCATACTTCTCTTGAGAGTTTTGAGGAGCACAGAAGCGCACAAAGGGGAACATCACATCAGCTTTTAAGAAGTTATCTTTCCATTGCGTCATCAAGTGATTCTCAACTTCCACCTGTGCTGGAGTTCCCCAGCCGTGCCTGTCTAATAGTCTAAACATGCTTCTAAAACACTCTATTACGATATCGGTTGTTTTATAGCGATTGTAAGCAAATCCAACCACACATTGACTTGCAACGTCATAAGCATAATATGCTTTTGGTCTAAGTTTTGTGTCTTTTAGCTTACGTGGTAAATCCCTATCGTCAAAGCTGACTTTTGAAAGAGAGAACTCTGGAGCATGACGATGAACGTGTGGTGCATTTTCATGCATGAAGGTTGTCCAGCTCTTCAATTTATGTTCAATTAAAACCTTATTATTAGGTTTATTCATGTAGAAGTTTATGGTTGCTTCGCTCAATTTTTTAGGTTCGCCTTTCTTGTCTACAAAGTCTTCTGGGCTGAACATTTCACCAGTTGAGGGGTCGAAAGCTTCAATTTCACCGCAAACGAAAGAAATATACATGTCATAGACTTGCTTTGCAAATGGTTGATTGCCCTGTATAGCTAAACCAAGAATCAACTGTTCTGTTTTATAGTCTACACGTCTGGTGTTTTGATTACCAAATTTGCCACTTATCAAACATTTATAGCCTTGCTTCTTAAATTCATTCACTTTCTTTCGAAAGCGAATAACACTTGAAGGTAGCGTGTGATTAAATTCCTTTTTTATCAAATCAAGGCATTGCGTCATCATCTCCCAGTCGTATCTTTCACCCATCACCTGGTGTTGCGCTTTGGCATTGTTATAAAGTGATATTGCACATTGAATTACACTTGCATTATTCGTATATTCTAAGATGTGCTTTTGTGAAAGCTTTACACCGCATAACTCCTCGTCTGAATAGAAATTGTAAGCGTTTCTATCGTAGATGTAGTTATCTTTTATCCATTTTACAAGGCGTGTTATTTCGATATTTGGATACCACTCTCTAACAGCTTCTTTCATATCAGATGGAAGACTATCAACAGCGACTAAAGCGTAGTTGCCTAATCCTTTTCCTTGGCGTACAACTACAAACTTTTTTCGTGCAACCATCTTTTTATAGTTGTCATAGGAAATAAGACCTCGCTCAACGAGCTCATTTGACGCTATGCAAAGTTTATCGTTGTAATATTCAATCATTATTATAATCTTTGGACGTTAGTATAATCTCTTAAATGTGGACGAATTTCATCTTGAAGCTTTTCCAATTCTGCAATAAGTGGAGTTTCTATTTCTTTTATTAGTTTGCCTTGTTTGTAAAGTCTTGCTTTGTCTCCACTAATACGTATCTCTCTATCTGCAGGAAATACTTGCACAATTGTTTTATCGTGAAAGTGAAGTGTTTCCATCTCCACGCAATCGCCATTCATGATAATGCCACCATGCCTTAAGGCGTCTTCTCTAATTCGCTTTGCTGTATCTGTAAAACCACGACCTTTATCACTCGAATATGTCAATGCGTTATACACTGTGCGAGCATTAACTTTATAAACACGCACCAAACGCTCTCTTTCTGTATCTGATACTACTATATATCTTTTCATTTTTTTTTGTATTTTTGTAGTGAATAATAAATTATATAA